TGAAAACACGGGAACAGAAGAAGAGATAGATTTTTACACTGAACCTGAGAAAGCTATTGCTCAGGCTATCAATAACCACCCTAAGCTGAAAGCAGCAGAAGAAGTTACACAGGCTTTTGCTAAACAAAACGCTATGCAGCAACTACAAAGCAATCATCCCGATATGCAAAAGATACTAGCGGATGAAAAGTTTGCAGAGTGGATTAGGGGTTCTAAGATTCGTACACAATTATTTGTACAAGCAGATCAAGGTTATGATGCCGAAGCAGCTAACGAACTTTTCAATCTTTGGAAAGAACGTAAAGCCGTAGTGTCTCAGACAGTGGAAGCTGAAAAAGCTGGAAGACGACAGGCTGTCAAGAGTGGGTCAACGGGTTCTGCAAGAGGAAACCCAGATTCTACGTCCTCCAAAAAGTTCTATCGCCGTGCTGATATTATTAAACTTATGAAAACTGACCCAGATCGGTATATGGCACTATCGGACGATATACAACGAGCATATGCTGAGGGAAGGGTCAAATAGCTATTATTATAGGAGAAATTTAAAATGGCTACTAGTACTTATCCTTCAATGACAGGCGCTGTAGATAATACTTCCGCAGCTAGTTTTATCCCTGAGATTTGGTCTGACGAAGTTGTTGCTGCTTATGAGCAAAACCTAGTCCTAGCCCCTCTCGTTAAGAAAATGTCCATGCAAGGCAAGAAAGGCGATACTATCCATATCCCTAAGCCTACCCGTGGTTCTGCTAACGCTAAAGCTGAAAACACTGCTGTTACCATTCAGAATGCAGTAGAATCAGAAGTTATTGTCAACATCGACAAACACTTCGAATATTCTCGCATTATTGAAGATATTACTGAAGTACAAGCTCTTGCTTCCCTACGTCAGTTCTACACTGGTGATGCTGGTTACGCTCTAGCCAAGCAAGTTGACGACGATCTATTCACCCTAGGTAAGTCTTTCGGTGATGGTGATGGTTCTGATTGGACTCACTCTAAGTCTTACATCAATGGCGGCTCTGGTGCTCTAAGTGCCTATGCTGGTTCTACTGATTCTGGTTCTGCTTTCGATGATGCTTTCTTGCGTTCTTTGATTCAAGAATTAGATGATGAAGACACCCCAATGGACAACCGCTTCCTAGTTGTACCTCCTGCTTTGCGTAACGCAATCATGGGTATTGACCGCTACGTTAGCTCTGACTTCGTAAATGGTCGTGGCGTTGTTAATGGTAAGATCGGTGAGTTGTATGGCGTAGACGTATTCGTTTCTACTAACGTACCTACTCTAGCTACTGGTGTTCGTGGTGCTATCTTGGGTCATAAAGACACCATGGTACTTGCTGAACAGCAGGGCATCCGTTCTCAGACTCAGTACAAGCAAGAGTTCTTAGGCACTCTTTACACTGCTGATCGTCTATATGGTACTAAGGTACTACGTCCTGAAACTGGTATTGTTGCTGCTGTTGCAGGCTAATAACCAGTAAAACTAAGGGGGCTTTTTAGCCCCTTTTTGTTCTTTTTTTGATAAGGGGTTGTAAATGGCAATTTATAGGGGTACAGGTGGTAGTGGTGACGCAACTAATGACGCTACTATAACAGAAGTAACACAACAAGCGGTAAACGCCTCTGAATCTGCTGACGCTGCTGCTGCTAGTGCGACTTCGGCTGCCAGTAGTTCTGCTTCCGCTTTGACTTCAAAAACCGCAGCACAAACCTCAGAAACAAACGCAGCTACTAGCGAAACCAATGCTAGTAACTCAGCAAGCGCAGCATCCACTAGTGCTACATCAGCATCTAATAGTGCTACTGCTGCTTCTACTTCAGAATCTAACGCATCTGCATCAGAAACCAATGCTGCTGCAAGTGCGTCCTCAGCATCTACCTCAGCTACCGCAGCATCAGGTAGTGCTACAACAGCTTCAACAAAAGCTAGCGAAGCAGCTACATCAGCTTCTAGTGCTTTAACCTACAAGAATGCCGCAGAAGCCGCTAAGACTGCCGCAGAAACCGCAGAGACTAATGCAGAGACAGCAGAGACTAACGCTGCTTCAAGTGCAACTGCGGCTGCTGGTTCAGCTACGTCCGCATCTGGTTCGGCTACTACTGCAACTACTAAAGCTAGCGAAGCGTCTACAAGCGCATCTAACGCAGCTACTAGTGAGACTAATGCAGCTACGTCAGAGACTAATGCAGCTACGTCAGAGACTAATGCTGCCTCTAGTGCTACTTCTGCGTCAACTAGCGCAACCTCAGCTTCTACTTCTGCTTCTACTGCTACTACTAAGGCATCTGAAGCTGCTACTAGTGCTTCCACAGCAACAACTAAAGCTAGTGAGGCATCTACTTCTGCTTCTAATGCAGCCACTAGTGCGACTAACGCAGCAACATCGGCTACAAACGCAGCAGCTTCTTTTGATTCTTTTGACGATAGATATTTAGGTTCAAAGTCTTCTGAACCAACAGTAGACAACGATGGTGATGCTTTATTAACTGGTGCTTTGTATTTTAACTCTACTACAAACACCATGAAGGTTTACTCTGGCTCTTCTTGGCTAGACGCTTACGCTACTTTGTCTGGTGCATTATTAGCCACTAATAATCTTTCTGACTTAAATAACGCTGCAACTGCACGAACTAATTTAGGTTTAGGAACAGCAGCTACTACAGCTTCTACAGATTATGCTACGTCTGCTCAAGGTACTACTGCTGATAATGCTTTACCTAAAGCTGGCGGTACAATGACAGGTGATATTGCTCATGGCGATAACGTCAAAGCCAAGTTCGGTGCGTCTGATGATTTACAGATTTATCATGATGGTAGTAATAGTGTTATTGGTGATTTAGGCACTGGTGAACTATCCCTACAAACTAACGGAACTGGTGTACGAATCTGGGACAATGCTAATAGTCAGTCTATGGCAGTTTTTAATATAGGTAACGACTCAAAACTAGCGCATAATGGCAGTTTTAAACTCGCCACCACCTCTACTGGTGTTGACGTATCAGGCACAGTTTCAACGGACGGCATTGCTCTGACAGGCAACATGACTGTAACAGGCACTGTAGATGGTCGTGACGTATCTGCTGATGGTACAAAATTAGACACAATAGCAACTAACGCTAATAACTACGTCCACCCTACTTTTGCTGGTGATGATTTTAGTGTTGATACTGGTGCACTTACTGGAGCTACTGTTGTTAGTGATATAGATATTAATGTAACCACAGATACTAACGGACATGTCACAGACGCTAATGGATCAGTAGCTACTCGCACTTTAACCTTAGCTGATTTAGGTTACACTGGAGAAACTAACGCTACAGCAGACCAAACTGCTTCTGAAATATTGACAGCAATTAAGACTGTTGATGGTTCAGGTTCAGGGTTAGACGCAGATTTGCTCGATGGACTACAGGCTTCTCAGTTCTTACGTTCAGACGCTGCTGATACCATGACGAGTCAGCTAACTATGAGCGGTACTTCGCCCCAGATAAAGTTTAATGACACTAATGGTGATGATTTTTGGATTCACGCTAATACTAATAACTTTTATGTTCTTACAGACAGAGACGATAATGGTACATGGGATGGTACTAACCCACTATTACTACAGAACAGTGACAGTCAGGCGTATGTGTATGGTAATAAAGTATGGAACGCAGGCAACGATGGTTCTGGCTCTGGCTTAGATGCAGACACAGTAGATGGATTGCAAGCTAGTAGTTTCTTACGTTCTAATGCTAGTGATACAACAACTGGTACTATAACATTCAACACTTCTGCTGTTCCTTTAAATTTTATTGAAAGTGGGTACACTGGTAATGGTCAGTATTGGCGACAGCCTTTAGATGGCGGTAATATGCGTTTTGATGTTTCTACATCAGGAGCTGGAGGATTTACCACTTACTTTACACCTTTGCAAATGAACAGTGATGGTACAGTAACTACCAACACTGTAGAGGTAAATGGTGAAATTCGCATAAATGACACTAATACCAAAATACAAGAGGGTAGTAGTAATTCATTAAGGGTACAGACTAACTCTGGATATGTAGATATTGGCCCGCAAAACACAAACTGGTCGCACTTTAACACAGACAGAAGTCAATTTTACTTTAACAAGAAAATACACGCTGTAGATGAAATTGCTGTTTATAACGATAACGGCACTAAGCTCAATACTACTGGTGTTTTTGACAATGGTAATCGTGTTTACTCAGCGTCTAATCCTCCTCCTGCTGGTGGCGGTGGGTACAATATGATTGTATTCACCAGTTCTGGTACTTACACTAAATCATCAGGCGTTAAAGACATCAAGGTTACTGTTACTGGTGGTGGTGCTGCTGGTAATAGAGCTTACAGGAACGGAACAAGTGGAGGCAGTGCTGGAGGTACTGCTATTGAGTTCTTTAACGCATCGTCTGTATCTAGTTCTGTTTCTGTTACTGTAGGAGCTGGCGGAGTTAAAGGAAACACACCTACTGCTGGAGGAACTTCTTCTTTTGGCGCTTACTGTTCAGCAACGGGCGGTGCAATATCTGCTGGTGCAGGTGGCGTGGGAACTGGAGGCACTATGAATTTTACTGGCGGTAAGGGAGGACAAGGACTTAACATGAGCGGTACTTCTGAGCATTTATCTGGAGGAGGTGGCGGTAGCTACTGGGGTGGAGAATCTAGTGTTACTACGGCTGGTGGTTCTTATGAAATTGCAGGAGCTAACGGAGGCGCATGGGGAGCTGGTGGACAAGCAGCCTGTAGCGGTGTAAGTGGATCGTCAGTGCTAGGCGGAGATGGCGGAGATGGTGTCGTTATAGTAGAGGAGTTCTTCTAATGATTAAAGTATTAATTCAAGATGGAATAGTCTATGAAGTGTTTGGAGAAACAGCCCCTGAATTACACCCTGATTTATTAGTGGTTGATGCTCCTGATGATGTTGAGTGTGGTTATAGTTATGCAGACGGGGTTTTTACAGCCCCTGAAACTTTACCTGAGCCTACTTACACTGAGTTACGTGCTGAAGCGTATCCGAGCATTACTGACCAGCTAGATATGATATATTGGGATAAAGTCAATGGTACTAACCAATGGCAACAAGCTATTACAACAGTAAAGGCAACTTATCCTAAGGATATTCAGGAGTAAACCAAACTATGCCTGTACAGAAAAAGAAATCAACAGTAAACAAAGCTGGTAACTACACTAAGCCTACTATGCGTAAGAACTTGTTTAACAAGATTAAAGCAGGCTCTAAAGGCGGTAAAGCTGGTCAGTGGTCTGCACGTAAGGCTCAAATGTTAGCTAAAGAATATAAAGCTAAAGGTGGAGGTTACAAGTGAAAGG